TCGGCACTTTCAATATATATTTTGCCAATACTACGTGTGCGTCCTGCAGCACTTTCTTGGTTAATACTTTCTGTATGCTTAATTACAATACGTGCTTCGCCTACTTTTTGGTAACTAATTTTACTAGTACCATATAATTTTGATTCGCTCATTGTTTCATCCCCGGAATTAGTTGCTAAAAACTTATAATCTCTTTTATTTAAATTTGACTTTGTTATGTCTCTGGTATCAAAATTTAATAGTCTCTTTTTAGCAAAATACCTTAGCTCCTTTAAAAACCCATACCATTTTTCTTTTGTAAACTTATCTTGACCTTCGATAAAATTATTACTGTACATAACACTTACACTAGTATCATCTACACTTATACTTACCTTACCTAAATTCTGTTCGCCTTCTTTAAAATCAAAATCAAAAAATCTTGCTTCATTGGGAACATTGGTTACATTGCCTTCAGCATTGCCAATCGTAACGCTTGGAAAACGTCCACGTATTTTATTAAATAATTCTTCACTAATTAGGTCTAAGTTTTTCATACTAGTATTTATCAATAGTTCGTCGATATGAAGATGGGCATGGGCGGTTCATAGTCTAATTCATTTTCCATACTTTTAAATGTATTATAGACTCTAGGATCCCAGTCTTTAAGTACTGCCATTATTCGTAAAGCTAATAGTGTAGCACTTACTAAATCATCACCCATTCCCGACTTTGCTTGGAAACTCGATCCTGTTGCTACAAACCCTTTAAGCTCACTAATTAGCGGTTTACTTTTAAGCAACATTTTATCATTTTCGATCATAGTTTTAAGTCTACTACACGCAGAAATCTTAGTACCGTGTGTAGTGTTAAATCCTTTCCGGAACTTCCTTACATGTCCTTTGCGCATCGGTTCACTTACAAACAGCCCCGGAATGTTTTCTTCACCAAAGTCATTAATAACAAGTAAACATGCTTCACCTATACCATTGTTTTCAACACTCCAATATATATTGTTAGCATTTTGAGTTTCTTGTTGTAGATATGTACATATATCAGCAAGTACTCTTATTTGTCCTGGTATAGCCGTTGTGTTATGTTGCCACTCTGCTACTTGCTCGTAGCTAGGTAATTCAAATACTTGTATAGCTGCATTGTCGCCGCCTGTGCCCATACTAGGATCAAGTGCTACTGCATAGGTGTACTGACTAGTTGGTTTTTTATACCAACGTGTTTGTCCCATGTTAAGTATTGGGGCCACTCCTTCCATAATAGCAAGTTTAATACTATTAATAAGTGTTTCGTCAAATACAAGGAATTCACATCCGTACTCACGACGGAATTTTTCTTCGCCTATCCGACCAACTTCTGTTACTTTCCATTCTTCGTCACGATCAGGATGCTCGTCCCATTGTGATATAAAGCTATGGAAGCCATTTACACCTAACTCTTGTTCATTGCCGTGTTCATCAAACTTATTTTCTGCTTGTTTCCAAATAGTAGCAAATGTATCTTCGTCACTGTTCGGAGTGCTTGTAATAATAGCACGACCACCTGTTGCTAGTGTAGGTGATATTGAAGTCCAAAACTCTTCAGCAATATTAGGTTGTACAAACGCAAACTCGTCACAGTATAGTAACGAGATACTCATACCACGTCCCGTGTTGCCTGTTGTTGTTTGTGCAACAATACGTGAACCGTTTTCAAACTCAATTGATTGCTTGTTATAACTTGTAACACCTGCACGTATGTGATCAGGGCAACTTTCGTACACAAAGCGTATGCGTGACATAATCTCTTGGGCACCTGTATATTTGTGTGCAGCAACTAGAATAGTTTGATCTGGTTTAAACATTGCATACCATGCTAGATAGATACTAGCACATGTAGTTTTGCCTGTTTGTCTAGGCATCATGTTGATGTTAAAGCGGTAGCTATGATAACTGTGCATTAATCCTAACTGATATTTGTAAGGATCGTATAATAGCTTTCCTTGTACAGGATGTTGAATATAAGCAAAGTGTTCTGCAAAGTACAAGTATCCGATGTCAGGATCCATGCATTTCATTAAGTCTTCAACTTGCTCGTTGCTAAATGTTTCTTGTTTATTGGCTTTCTTAATTAAGACGCCGTCTAATGATGCTGCCATACTGTTATTTAACCTATAATATCGTCATAGTAACCAGTATCGAACCTTAGGTCAAATAACTTACGTTTATCTTGTTGTATTAATACCGGAACAGGAGAGGCATTTGAGCCGTTTGTAGGTTCACTCCACAGCCATTCATAATCGCCGTTATCAATTTTTTTGTGTAATTTTTTTAATCTTCTACGATTAAGTTTGGGACAAATATAAACAATAGCCTGGTTGTTGCCTAGCGGCTCAATCTCTCCAGACCATTGTATAATTTTTATTTCGCCCTTTTTGTGAGCTGCGCCACTCCAAGGACAAACTGGTTTAATATGTTGGAAATATTCTTCCCAATTAACCTCTTGACTTCTTACCACGACTCTTTTTACCTTTAGAGCCCTCAGTTGTTTTAATGTCTTCGTTGCCGCGTGATGCTTTTAACTTCTTCTTAGTACCACGTGAACTGCCCTCGGCTGAAGCTTTTTCTTGCAATGCTGCCCATAGTCTTTCTTTGACTGATTCTACAGCCATTGCATTGTCGCCATCTTGTGCTTTAGCATATGCTTTTTTAGGCTTATGAATGCCACCTGACTGATACATTGTATCGTCATCTTTATATTCTTCGTCTGGTGAGTTATCCCACCCATCTTCGTCAACATCATCATCCATTGGTGATTTGCCGCCGGATAGTTTAATAATATCGTCCATGTCATCAATGTCTTTGCTAGGTGGTGCTAGTCTTGGAGCATTATCATCGCCACCGCATGGTGATTCATCTGGCATATCATGGCCGTGATCCATAGGACCTACTTCCATATCATCATTACCGTCTCTATCTAAGTCTATACCTGCGCCGCCTGGTATCGGCTTAATTGGCATTGGAGTATCCATTGGCATGTCAATTGCTCCAACTGGTGCAGCATTAGGCATACCTGCATTTTTAAGTATATTAAGTAGTTCACTTACTTCACTTGCATTGTCGGCACTCATTGAAATATTCATTGATGCTGATTCTTTAATTGTTTTTTTCATAGTTGTCCTACTTTCCGTTTTTTGAATTTCAGGTACAGTTCCCGGAGGTCCGTCTTTTCCGGTACCGGGTGCTACTTTACTTTTAGGCGTACCGTCTGGATTATGAGTTGCACTATATTGCTTATCCCATCTTCTTTGTCCAATATCACCGCCTAAGAAATTTTTCTCAGGTCTAGGTGCTACTTTGCCCGAAGCATCTGTTTCTCCAGGTTTAATTGGTGCTGCAGGTTGCTCTACTCCCAGTCTTTTTAAAGAAACGTTAAGATTTTCTAAATCACCGCCGCTCATTTCACTTCTTAGGTCTGCGGTTAAGTCTCTTTGATACTCTGATTTATACGCAGCAATAACCTTAGTATAACTAGCAGCATCTTTTAATTTAGCTAATATTGTAAACACTGCCTCTTCGTTAGTGCCCATCCCAAAGTCCATACCGCCCTTTGTTGCGTTGTACAGTCCTTGTGCAACTTCAACATGATTAGTAATTTCATCTATTGTTTTTGGACCGCTTTGTTGTGCTGTTGAAGCGCCGCTTTGTGCTGCTGGGTCTTCTGCGCTAGAAGCAATTGCTTTTCCTGCTTTAAATACATCGTCATATTGTGCGTATGCTTGTGCAGTTTCTGGATCTTCTAATTTTGCTTTGTGTTTGTTTAACAAGCCTTTAAGCTCTTCCATTTCCTCTGGACTTAATGCTTCATTTAACTGTTGCAGTGTTTCTAACATCGACCGCATATCAAACATAGATTCTGCAGCTGGTGCTTTGTGTTTAGCAATTAATTCTTGTATACGTGCAAAGTCTTTTTCTAATGAATCGTCAATACTGCTCTGCGGATCCTTTGAATAATCTAATAATGCTTTTGCTGTATTTTTACCTGGGTCACCGTCTACTTTAAGGTCAGCTAGTGTTTGTGCTCGTTTAGTTGCCGAAATACTTGCTGGTCCAAAATATCCGTCTGCTTTAATTTTCTTTAATTCTTCATTATTATTTGCTACACCAATACGCATTAATACAGTTTGGATAGCGGCTGCACTAGCAGATTTTATTTTACCTCTGTTAGTTGCCTTGTTTAATCCATTTGCGTTCTTAGATTCAAGTTCTTTAGGCATCTCGTTAGCAATCCATGCGTCAACATCACCTACTGCTTGCTCAATTGCTTCGTCACTTGAATAGTCTCCGTTGAAACTATCTCCTGCAGCATCAGCAGTGCCATCAGCAGTGCCATCAGCGGTGCCATCAGCGGTGCCATCAGCTGGTCCGTCAATACCTGCGTTTGCGTCTTTGTCGCCTGCTTTCCACATATCATACTTGTTAATAGCATCATTAATTTGATCAACTACTTCGTCGTCGAAGTCCAATTCCATGCCTTTTAGTTCAGCATACAAACTTTGTAATTCTTCTAATTCGTCACCTTCAAGTGCTTCTGAAAGTAACTGATCTGCATACGAACGAGGCATATAACTTTCTGTTTTTGTATCTGCCATTGCTTTTGTAAGCAATTCCATAAATCTTGTATACTTTGTTTTTGCTGATTCAAGTTTTTCATTGCTGCCTGCTTGTGCTGCTGGTTCTTCAGTGTTACCTTTATTATTAAATGTAGTACCCTCTGGATAGTCAACCTTCTCACCGTCAACAATCTCGCCATCTACACTTGCAGGATTTAATGCGCTACGATTGTTTACATCACCTTGCCAAGGTGCAATTACCTTTTTGTTAGTTTCTTGATCACGTTTTTGAAAATAAAACTTGCCATCAGTGTGTAACATAAGACTGTTTGTTAGACCTAAATTATTCTTGTGGAAGTGTGTTGCTTTAAATTCAGTAGGTTTTGCATTCTCGTCTTTAGGTGCGGCTTTGTTAAATACGTGCCAACCGGGGTAATTATTAATGGTTTGCTTTAGTTTTTCTGTATCTTTTCCGTGTAAATCAAAAATTTCACCAGTTCTATCTCTAATTTGAATACTTGGCAGATCACGGTTAACATTAAAGTTAACTAACTCTCCGTTGCTTTGGATTCTATACGCTTTACGCTCAATTAAATTTATTATTGATCTAATATCATTCATGTTAACTTCCTACAGGGCTCTTACTATTTTCTTTGTTACTAATGTCTTTGCCGTCTCCTGGCTTAATACCATCAATTGGATCAATTGCACGTTCTTTTCTAGCAACTTCTAATTCCTTTAGTAGATCCATTGTTCTATTAACACCTACATCAGCTTGTGCGCTTTCGCCGCCCATATCTTCTTTAGTTAATAAAGATTCATATGGTGCTTTGTCGTCAGCAACTTCCATTTGTTGTGCTTCTATAGGATCACCTTCGCCTCTAACAATTAAGTTACTAGCGTGTGTTCCAGTCTCCGTTACTAGATATTGTTCTAACACAAATGCAGTAACAGGATATGTTACTTCTACATCATAGTGTGTTACTTCGCAATTTGCTAGTTGGGGGAAGTCTAACGGTTTTTCGGTAATTGGTGTTTTCTTACCTGCGCTAATCTTCACAACTTCGAATTTCGTCATTGCTTGATCTAATTTATCAGCAAAGCCCTCCGGCAATTCACCAGCAACCCGTAGTTTAAATTTGTATGTCTTTGCAGACTCTGTTAAATATTCTGTAAATGCTTTCATGGTGTTTTCCTACTATAATGTTATTTATCCATACTCTTAAGTTTTTCAAGCAAACTATTACGGTCTGTAACTACATAGCCTTCGCCTTGTACTACATCTCCGTTGAAGGGATTGCTATCTTTATCCATCTTTTCTTTTTTAAGTTGCAGATCTATCATTTTCAACTTTTTATCTAGTTTAGCAACCTTTGCATCTAAGCTAGTTTTAAGCATATTTCCTGCTACTTCAAATACTCTGCCGCTATATCTACTTTCTACATTCATGCCTAAATCCATTAGGTCATCGTATGCTGTCATAGCCTTATCGGCTATTTCATTAAGTTCTTTATCAGCTGCCTCGCCTAAACCTTTTACACTAGGCAAAGCTGATGCAATTTTATCTAATTCAGATATATCTCTAACAGTTTCATGTTGTTCAACAATAGCTGCTTCGGCTCTTTCAACATTTTTTGACTCTGCTATTATTTCTTTTGAGTCAGGTAAATTTAAAAGTTCTTCTAATTTTTTTGTCATTGACTTCTCACATTAACTGCTAATATTTATGTTATCGAGAACCCTGATGGAAAATATCGGTTTCGTTTACAACTCTAAAAAATATACCTTGTTGTTTACAGTATGCACTTGCCGCAGCCCACTTGGCCTGGTTTAAAACATAGCTTGCTTGATTAGCTGCACTTTTTCCTAGTTTATCTCTGTGAGTTTGATTAGCTGGTTTTACTTCTATTAGTTCTACACGAGTTTTACCGTTTTTATCTACATACTGTACAAAAAAATCAGGTACGTAAATTGTATGTTTCCCTGTAAACGGATTCTTATAAGGTATGCGTATTGCTTCACTTGCCCATTGTGCAACGTTTGGATGATTGTCACAGAATTGCATAAAGGCAAATTCCCAACTACTTCTATAAGTTGGTGTTTTGCGTCCTACATATTTTTCTGGGTTTTTTAGGTTAAATTTACCTTGTGCAAATCTAGACATAACATTATACCACTATGTTACGTTTTTCAAGTTTGTCCACACTCTCTGGGCGTTTAAATCCTATGCTCGATGTTGAATCTCTGTTGTAGTTTAATACTTCAGCTACAACTGTACTTAACTGTACTTCGTTTAATCCCTTTAGTGTATCTAATAAATCAAACACATTAACGTCGTCTATTTTTGCTTGTTCAAGTAATATAGTCGAAGTGCTTTGTGCTGCAGCTTCGTCAAACCCTCTTTTTGTAAAGAATCCTATAACTGCATCAACTTCGTTACTTGGAAAACTAAGTTTTTTTGTAAAATACTTGTCAAAAAACTCTGTTGTTTTACCTTCTGAAGTGGCTGGGCTTTTGGGTAAACTTGACATTATGTTCCATCCTTTAATGCGTTTTGTTGGGCAGTTGTTAATGAATTGTAATTAGCAGTGTTACCATTAACTCCGCCAGTTCCACCGTTTGCTTGATAGGCTTTATTATTTGCAATTCGTGCTGCGCTTTCTTTTGCGGCGTCTGTGTTATTAGCTGATTGTGCTATTGCTTTTAATCCTGCGACAGCCGCTGTTGCGAGCACTAAGTCCTTGGCACCGCCATTGCCGCCATTCTTTGGAAAGAATGTATTTGAAACACCGCTAACATCTATGCCAGCAGCAGCTCCAATCGCTCCTTTAAGTAGGCCAAATCCCTCGGATCGTATCCCTTCACTACTAAGATTTCGTACATTAGATATTAAGTTAGCTGCTGCTAGGCCTGCTTCTAATGGGCTATTAAAACTGCCGTCATTTGTAATAAAGTCATACAATCCAATACCAGCATTAAGTATTCCGCCAATTCCAAGTTGTCCGCCACCTAATAAACTAGCAGGACTTGGAGTAGTATCGTAGTGTGATGGGTCACCAAATCCTTTAGGATTATCTACACCAACTGCTCCGCGATCATACCACACTGCTTCGTATGCCACAGTCATTGTGTTTTCCATAAATCCAGCGCCGTCTGCTGAATCAACACTGTCGTGGCCCCAATCTGTTATTGTAGGATTAACAAGGGTGTAAGTAGTAAATGTTTTACGAGTAAGTTGACTTATTTGTATCGACTTAAAAAAAGGTTCATTTTGACCATTGTCTAAACCATAAGCATACTTGTTTCTATCTTTACCTGCATATGTAGTATCACCAAAAGATGTTTTACTTATTTGTCTATTATATGCTTCTGGTCTTGATCCATAATTACCGTCTGCAAAATAGTAGCGATAGTATGCTTCCATTAATGCGCTAGTAATACCTAAGTTATCGTCATGAAAGGAAATATTAACAGGATTGTACGAAATACTAGTTTGTACGTTTTTAATTCTGTTATATTTTTTCTTTGTGTCAACAGTTGCACTATATTTTGGCAAATCTGCTGCCTTAACTAATAGTCCAATTTCTCTGTTGTGTCGTTGTTTTAACTCCGGTAATACGCTTGCTGGTTGATCATTTATTTCAAAAAATACATGAAAAAGAAACTTTGTCTTTGGTGCTAATCTAAAAGCATCAGTAACAAATGTTTTGCTTGCATGCCTAAAGTCGCCTAGGTTACCTTTTGGTCCTAGTGCGCCGGTTGCTAAATTATCTAAAAATCCTGTAAACTTTGCCATACTAATATTTATCTATTCTGTAATGTGCGCACATAAAAGAAAAGGGGATACTTAAAAAAGTACCCCCCAAGATTAGGAACTCTTGTTTTTGTTATTAAGCGCCGCCGCCGGTAACAAGTGTATTTGCAGTTCTGCCAATAGCAGTACCAATACCTGTACCTTGCGGAGATTGTATAGCATTATCGTATTGTATATTCAATGATATGCTCACTGGATCTGTTGAGTTAGAATATGCTAACTGATTATAGTTTGCACTCTCTACATAACAGCCATACAATTCGAAAGTTTCTAAGACGTTTGGTGTGTTAGCACCGTTGCCGCCGTCTAAGATCTCAATGCGTGTTGTAAATTTGTAGTCTTGTCCTGATGCTGCACTTGACTGCTCGTAGAAGTCAAACTGTTTCTGTAACTGTTCGCCTACAAGTTTTTGCACATTGTTATTTACATCTTCACGCAAGTTAAGCGTAATTGGATCCCAAGTATGTTTACCAGCTAGGTAAACTCTTGAGTTGTAAATGTCTATTGTCATCTTTTCAAATGACACGTTTGGACGGGCTACATCAATAACTTGTTTTGTAAGTTCAGTAGTCGGTGTTGATACCCCAAAGTTTTCCAGTGACACTCGAAAGCGATACTGTAGCTTTGGCATTAACAAGCCCTGGTTACTAGCGGAGTCTCCGCTAGCCAAAGGCACTGTAATTTTTGATAGTGTTGATATTGCCATTTAATTTGCTCCTAATCTATAAGTATTTATCATTTTTTACAATCCTGCAATTTCGCCAGTATTCTTGAGTCTTAACGGAATGTAAATAAACTCAACTGCTTTAACAGGTTCGATAGCAATGTCTAAGTGTAGTTCGTTTCTATCAATTCTTGCTGGAGTGTTGTTTGATTCATCACATACAACTAGGAAGTCATATAGTGCTCGTTGTCCTACTAACTCAAGCATTAAACTTTCTGCTGCACCTTTGATCTCATCACGTGTGATTTTATCATTTGGTTCAAACAAATATGGTTTAGCAAGTGTGTTAAGCTGACTACGTAGATAGATAACAAGTCTTGCAACGTTAATTCTATCTAATGAACTAGCTGTTAGCTGTCTTGTTTTCTGTCCAAATGCAACTAAGCCTGCACCTGTAATGAATGTAATTGGATTCACTGCATTTGCATACAATGTATCACGCTGACCTTCATTAAGTGATATTGACTTAAATTCGCCTTCGCTTGTAATAAACCCTGTTGAACTTGCGTTAGTAATTCCACCACGTCTTGTTCCTGCTGGAGCAAACCATGGATAACTAACTTGGTCACTTAGTGCCATAGTTCTCATCATCATGTGACTAGATGGAACAACAACATTATTACCAAAGTTATCACTTGTAAATCCACTTGGATAGTACACAGCTAGGTATGGATCTGTAGTTACAAGTCCGTTAGCGTTATCTTCAACTGCCTTGTTAACGTTAGTTGCCCAGTTGTTAATAGATGTTGCATCACTTGTTAAACGGAATGGACCATCACCTAACACAAACGCTGTTAAGCCTCTGTCATAGTTTAGTGATTTCATTTCGCCTATTAGCTCTGGATATCCAGGACAAGACATTAAGTTAAATAGTCTCGACTCGTCATCTCTAATTTCTTGGTTACTATTAACCATTGCTTGCAATGCTTGTACAACAACTACACGTTGTGCTTTGCGTCCAAACGTTCCTGAACCATCGCTTTGGTTAGCTGACTCAGTAACCCAACGATCTGCAAAGTAGCCTGACATAGACTGTCCAAGACCTGTACCAAATCTAGTATTGTTTCCTGCTGTATTAACGTAATTTTTAACATATTTTTTAACATTAAAGCCAGAACGTCTTAGATTCCATAGCAACATACCTTTTGGATATAGTGCTGGGTCTGGAGCATCAAAGTCTATAAAGTCACTAACTAACAAATCAGCAATAGAAGCTGCTGTTGCACTTGACGCTCCTGAATCTGAATATCTTGCATCAGCAAATAATATACCTTCTTCTGATGTTTGATCTCCGGAATCTACAAGGAACCATCTGTTAGCAATTGGTAAGTCTGTTCTATCTGCATTAAATTTGTAAATGGTTGCATAATTTTCTACGTTAGCTGTACTAACCCAAATGTCGCCAGTTACTAGTGCAGTTCCGTCGCTCTGTGTTAATGGAGTTGTTGCACTTACAAGTGGTCCTTCTGGATCTGGTGTTGCTGAACTGTCTGCATCGTAAAATGGACTTGCTACAGCACTTTGGCCTGTTGTTCCATCATACAATAGTCCAACCCACTGACTACCATTATGTACCAGTAAGTCAACTTCGTCAACAATACTATTGTACCATAGTGTATTGTTTGCTGTTGTAGCTTTTACTTCTGTTTCTTTTGCAGTATAAAAACCGTTTCCTAAATCGTTAACAGGTGACCAAAGCGATGCTTGGAGTTGTTTTGGATTAGTAGACGATGTTGTACCTGGAACATAAAGCAAGTTTGGTGTTCCTACAGTTGGACTTACGTATGGTGTAAATCCAGCACCAGTAAGTGCTCCGCCTGTATCTACAAAACGTATTTCTCCACCCAATGCATGGCTTATAATAACTTTATTAGCTGCATTAACTGTTGCTGTTACATTTTCTACGTTTGCATCGTTAATTGCTCCTGCCATCAATGATGCATCAGCTGCTGCGCTAGTATATGTTACTGTAACTGTTACCGGAGTACTAAATGCAGCACTGCCGTTATCACTAGAACTAAGTGTAAAGCCTTTACTGCCCGAACCAATTGATCCTGCAATAATTTTACTACCTGTAATACTTGTTGGTGCTATGCCTCTACGCTTTTGTAGTTTAATAGTAGCGAGTGGTTGTGTATCACCAGCAACGTTAGTTTCGGCATAAATTGCTCCAGTAAGTAGGTTTGCACCGCCTCCTGTTACATCTAATTCATATAATGCAGTTTGGTTATCACTAGCTAATGGAGCACTTATTGTCTCCCAAAGCTGTGTACCGTTGTTCCATTTTTTAACAATGAGACTTGCACCTAAGTTTGGAGTTGTAGTTTTAAGCCAAACTGAACCAGTTGGGCGTGTATACGTGTCTCCAGTTTTCCATTCAGGAATACTTGTGTGCTTGCCAATTTGTAGTGCTGGCGGATAGTAAGTGCCAACAGCTATGCCTAACTCACCGAGTCTATCTGCACTGCCGCCGATTAAGATTGGGCCGCCTAATGAACTATCATCTGCGCCACTACTTGTGCCATCACTGTAAATTTCTAATTTAAGATCTACTGCCGCTGCTGTAATACCTGAAATACTTAAACCGTTAATAGTAGCTGCAACATCTGTTACTGTGTCTGAACTGTTAACTGTTACGCTTGTACCGTTAATTGTAATAGCTGTTGTTCCAGCAAACGACGGATTAGAAGCAGTACCAGTAATTGTTGGCCAGCTCTTTGTCCACGCATCGCTGCCAACAAGTACCCAAGTACCTGCTCTGTTTCTATAAAAAATTCTAATTAATGTTGTTGTTGCTACTACAGCATACTGGCCAATTTTACCTATGCTACTTACTGGAATTTCCCCTGAATATCCATTAGTGCTTAGTGATCCAGTATTTGTTAAATCCGAAGCGTCTGTAATTACTACTGGCTTTGAATTTTTAAATACTTGCCCTGAATTAATTACACTTGCTGAATTCCACTGTTGAACTCCCCACAATGTATTTGCAGTATCTAGCCAATATGTTCCTTCAGTTGGATTTGCTGCAGGTGCTGTTGCACTGGGTTCTAATTCTGCTAGATCAACATCTGCTCGCACAACCCATGCTCTGTTAGCAACACCTAAGTATGAATATGCAGCTTGTAAGCCGTATTCGTTAAGTTCGCCGCCGTGTATTGGATTGTTATTTGTATCTGTTTTGAATATCGGATCACCGAATGTATCTGCTAAATCTCTTTGTGAAGTTAGCAAGTACGGTGTTCCTGCATTAGCTGCCAATGTACCAGGTGCTGTACCTGTTCCAGCAGCATTAGTTTTATTTGCCGCAGATGCGACAAAAATCATTGGGGTTGTACCTGGTTCAGCGGGTGTGTAAAAACTTTCGTCTACTACGCTGACCTGTACGCCTGGGGATACTAGTGCCATGTTATTCTCCTATGTGGACATTACGTTGTTATTATTATTTATCATATATTTTTAAAACCCCACTGTAATTCACCGGTCAAAAGGTACCATAAAGGTGAGGTAAATACAATATGAGACCTTTATGCAAGTGCAGGCAACATCCGTGTGCTATAAATTATAAAAAAGAAGGTAAAACCTTTTATAGAAGTGTGTGCGAACGGTGTTTGCGCAACGGGGTAAACTACGGTATTCCGCTGTGGCAACAAAGAGGATATGATAAAAAGGATTATTGCGAGAAGTGCGGGTATGCATCAAAGCACACTGAACAGTTTAATGTGTATCATATAGATGGAAGCCTACAAAATTGTAGGCCAAACAATTTAAAAACTATTTGTGCAAACTGTCAACGAGTGTTGCAAAAAGAAGGATTTAAATGGAAGCAAGGTGACCTTTTACCCGACTTCTAAGTTCTAACAACGATCCGCTATTATCTAATACGTTGTCAAAAGCAATGTTAGCCCACGCCCATTCTGATTTATGTACATCAGTTGGTTCTACTTGTAAATCAACATACATTCTAAACCAAACAGGATCAGGTCCTCTACGTATGCGCCAAACGTCTCCACCGATACTTTTAAGCATCTTAGCTTCGTTTTCAAAACGTACATCAGGAATAACATAATTTTTATTTGGATTTTGTTGAATTTCTTGCTTAACAAGACTTACCCATATGCCGTCGTAGAATCCATTTCGCATACAATCAGTACCAAACTCTTGTAGCACTAATCTTGGAGTAATAGTGCGGCCTGTTTCGTTTGACCAAAAAGTGTCTTCTTGTTCACGCCAGGCTCTACTTTTTTCTGTATTTCCTTCTAGCATAACTCTGTCCCAACCAAACACAGCCGACACACCGTCTTTTAACTTATCTGCAAATGAAAGTTTTTTAAAGTTGTTTTCTTGTACTAGAATGTCTGCTACAGTGTCTTTGCCACTACCAATTAAACCACAAATGCCAATTATCATAACTTTATTCCTTAAATATAAAGCTATTATATACGAAAAATAGACAAATGTCAAGAGATTTAACTATGAAAAAAGACAAAATTACAATAGTAGGCGGAGGAACAGCGGGATGGTTAGCAGCACTTGTAATTTCTCGAAGGAACCCTTTATATGACGTTACTGTAGTATCGTCAGAAAAGATAGGTGTAATAGGTGTAGGAGAAAGCACCACTGGATTTTTTACTAATGTAGTTTGTAACGAATTTTTTAACTTAGATTGTGATATTAATGAATTTATATCCGAAACTGGTGCTACTTTAAAATATTCTATAAAACACAAAGGGTGGACTAAAGATAAAAATCAGCACTACCACGGTCCTATTGATGGTTGGGGATTTTCGGAAAATACTGAAGATATTTTTTTAAAATACGCACTAGCATATGAAACTGACCAAGATGAGTTATTATCAATTTCTCAAATGGGGTCGTATATATCAACAGGTAAGAGTAATTTTAATAATGGGCATTTTACAGATGTTTCACACGCCATGCATATTGATGCACATTTAGCAGGACAATATTTTAGAAAAAAATGCTTACAAAAAGATAATGTAGTGCATTTTGATACCGAGGTTATAAATGTAAACTTAGACGAAAAGGGCTATATTTCTAGTATAGATTGTGCAGATGGAAAAAATATTAAATCAGATATTTTTATAGATTGCACAGGTTTTAAGAGATTACTGCTTAACAAATTAGGTGCAAAATGGCATAGTTACAAAGAAAATTTACCAGTTAAAGCTGCAATACCGTTTCATCTACCGTATAACCAAAACGAAATGCCAGAACCTTATACTACTGCAACAGCACTATCTGCAGGATGGATGTGGCAAATACCATTAATGGATCGAAAAGGATGCGGATATGCATTTGACACAGATTTTATTACTCCAGATCAAGCGTATTCAGAAATTGAATCTAAATTAGGTACAAAGGTAGATGCTTCTCCGTTAATAAAATTTGATTCAGGAAGACAAGAAGAGTCATGGATTAAAAATTGTATTGCTATAGGGTTGTCTAGTGCCTTTTTGGAGCCATTAGAAGCAACTAGTATACACACTACACTTTGTCAGATAAAATCCCTATCTGACGAATTTATACTTTCCAATGCAAAAGATACTTTAAATACCGGATCTATAGAATTATATAATAAACGTACAAGACTTCTGTTTGATGATACAAGAGACTTTCTTGTTATGCATTACATGGGGGGCAGAAATGATACTGAATTTTGGAAATATATTTCATCAGGAAATACACAAACTGAGTATGTTAAAAATTTAATCGAAATGTCGAAATATAAAGTTCCAGGACCAAATGACTTTCCTTCTTATTTTGGAGCTGCAGGATGGGGACTATATAGTCATGTAATGAAAGGCTTAGGTTTACTTGATCCTGCAATGTGTAGGAAAAATATAGAATCAGATTTTTTACAAATACCTTTTACAAAAACTTTAGTAGATCACGACTATCGACCATTGAAGGAATTTATTGCTACAAGAAGTGAAAACTCTCTTAGCTATAATAGTTTTATACAATATTTTAGAGATAAAAGAAAAAATTAACCGATTACGAAAGTATATCCTGCTCCGCCTGCAACTGCTGTTGCTACTTCTTGCTCTAGCTTTTCCATTTCTTGCATTGCTTCGTTCTTTAGCGCATCGCCGTTTAACTGACCGCCACCTTGTGGCCCTGCAATAGTAGCAAATTTACTACGTGCTTCGCCTAGCATATACTTACAAGTTGCTACAGTATAATCTTTAATCCACTGTTTTGCAAGATAATCGTCCATAATTTGTTCATCCGGGCGATAATTATAACAAAGTAACATTAGTGTTTCTTCTGCTCTTGTGCGCTGTAGTACTGTAAGTTTTTTAGTTGTTGAATTCCATTTAAATTCAATATACGAGCCAAACATTCTGCCTACTAACTCTTGGTACTGACTAAACATATCGTATGTTGCTAGTCCGCCCATGTTTGAACTTGACAACAAATATGTGTTAGTGTATGCCATGTTAAATGGTTCGAACAATGTGCCGCCGTCTCCGCCCCCGGAGCGTGAACCAATACTTCTACGGAAAATTTGACGTACTTCAACTACCTCATTAGGCAATGTATAAGTATTCTGGTCAATTACTGTCGGCAAGAAGAAATAACTTTCTTCAACTGAATTATCCGAGCGTTGTCTAAATCTAGTCAATGCCTTAGTTAAAGCTGTCTCGTAATGTACAGGATCTAATTCGACATCAACCATACCGCCACCTAACATAGCGTACACATAGTCAAATATCTCTTGTTTTTTAGTTTGTAATGTTGCCATGTTAATTGTTCTCCATTAGTATTTATCGTATTAGTCAACTAACGATAAATATGTGTATGCCGAGACTTAGTTTATATAAACCAGAAAAGGGCAAAGACTTTAAATTCATAGACAATCGCATCTATGAAATGTTCACCATGGGTGGAACCGATGTCTTTGTTCACAAGTATCTAGGACCAAAAAATCCTGATGAAGCAGACGCGACTGCTGACCAGCCCCGTTACGATGCGGTTAAGGAAACTAATATACAAGATATGTTGTTTATGGAAAACAGGGATCGAAAATATGATCCCGACATTTACAGTATGCGAGGTATATATAATGTCCAAGACATAGATTTTAATATGAGCCAATTTGGTTTATTCCTATCTAACGATACAGTGTTTATGACTATACACATCTCTTCTAGTGTAAAAACATTAGGTAGAAAAATTATAAGTGGTGACGTAATTGAACTTCCTCACTTAAAAGACGAGTATGCACTTAACGATTATAGTGTTGCACTAAAACGCTTTTACGTTGTCGAAGACGTAAATAGAGCCGCAGAAGGATTTTCGCCTACTTGGTATCCGCATCTATATAGAGTAAAACTTAAACAGATAATGGATAGTCAAGAATACAAAGAAATATTAGATTTGCCAGCTGAAGAAGATGTACCGGGTGGCAACACATTACGAGACTTACTCAGTACATACGAGCATGAAATGCAAATTAATAATGCTGTAGTTGCTCAAGCAGAAGCTGATGCAGCAAAATCAGGGTATGACACAAGTCATTTCTTTAGTCTTGCAACTGACGAAAACGGCGAAGTTGATCTAGTTACTGTAGACACTAACAGCCTTGATGCTAGTACTGCCAACGAATTAGCAGATAGAGTAATGCAAACGCCTAGTAGAGAAGGATATCAGGGATACTTATTAGGTGACGGAATACCTGGCAACGGCGAAGCATTTGGTCATGGCATAACATTTCCTGGAGGTAGTATGGAAGGCGACTTTTTCTTAAGGACAGATTTTATGCCTAATAGATTATTTAGAAATGACGGACAACGTTGGGTCAAGCAAGAAGATAAAGTACGCATGACGTTAACTAATACTGATACAAAAGCGACCCAAAAAGGTACGTTTGTTAATAATACATCTACAAATACAATTGGTGGTGACACTGTACAAGAAAGACAGAGCTTATCAACAGCACTTAGACCTAAGGCAGATAACTAATGCAACATTTTTACGATGGCCAAATACGAAGATACATTACTCAAATAGTAAGACTTATGAGTAACTTTTCTTACCAAGACGGAGCAGGACAATTAACACAAGTTCCTGTTATGTATGGAGATATTACACGCCAAGTAGGACATATTTTAAGAGACAACTCAGAAAATAAAATTCCAAGTGCTCCGAGGATGGCCGTATATATTACTGGTCTTGAAATGGATAGTGCGCGACTTAGTGATAGTAGCTATGTTAATAAAGTTAATATTAGAGAACGTGCGTATGATGCAGATGGAAAAGAATACTTAAACACCGAAGGCAAGAACTATACTGTAGAGCGATTGATGCCTACTCCATATACCCTTAGTGTTAATGTGGATTTATGGACATCAAATACAGATCAAAAATTGCAACTAATGGAACAAATATTGATGTTGTTTAATCCTAGTCTTGAAATACAGACAACAGATAACTATATTGATTGGACTAGTCTTAGTGTTGTAAACTTAGCAAACATTGGGTTTAGTACACGAAGTATTCCTGTAGGAACTGAAACAGAAATAGATGTTGCACAACTAGGATTTACAACACCTATATACATTTCTCCTCCTACAAAGGTAAAACGATTAGGAGTTGTTACTAGCATTGTTCAAAGCATTTACGACGAATCACGTGGCACTATTGAACTAGCGCAAAGTACACCAGAACTGCAATCATATGCAGATACTAGTGTTCCTAAAGCAGATATTAGAACAGGAGTGTTTGTTACGCCAACTGGCGAAATTGGAAGGCAAAATAATAATCTAGGCGCTATCAAAGATAACGCTACAAATGTAATTAATAACACGTTTAAAGATTATGGATTATTAGTAATGGGAACTTCAGCTAAACTTATAAGGCGCGGCGTAGTTGGTAGCGTACAATGGGATGCATATATTAAAGCACTGCCAGAAATATTTGAACAAGGTATTACCGAAATACGGTTAAGTCGTAAAGACAGAACCACTGAAATTGCAGGCACAGTTGCTATAAACTCAACTAGCCCTACAGAACTAATTGTAAATTGGGACGTAGATACATTACCTAGTGATACAGTGTTTACTGGTCCAACTGGTGATGCAAATAAAATACACTACATTGTTGACCCTACTAAAACAAGTCCAGTAAATTTAAAAACATCAGGTTATAGATTCTTGTTATTAGATTCTGGTATCGGTGATGGCATCAATACAGACGGTGCCGACGATTGGAAAAATACAGACGGTACTGATTTTGTTGCAGGTGCTAACGATATTGTTGAGTGGAATGGTACAGCATGGTCTGTAGTATTTGATTCTAGTACATACGTTGGCACAGCATATACTTCTAACTTAAATACCGGAGTACAATACAAGTGGGATAACGGCGAATGGATATTATCATTCGAAGGCGAATATCCAAATGGAACCTGGCGTTTGAAATTCTAGCATAATTATTTGTATGGAAAAGATTATTTGCAGTGGCGCACTGTTCTATACATTAGATACTCATAGATTTTTATTTCTACATAGAACTAAAGGAAAACAAAATAACCTTTGGGGACTTGTAGGCGGTACCAATGAAGGTGAAGAAACTCCGTGGGAAAGCCTACAGCGTGAAATTTCTGAAGAAATCGGTACTAGGAAGATTAAAAAAACTATACCTTTAGAAACGTTTGTTAGCAATGATGACAAGTTTCAATTTCATACATACTTGTGTCTTGTAGAAAACGAATTTATTCCTATACTCAACGACGAACATGATGGGTATGCATGGGTATCATTTTCAAAGTGGCCAAAGCCGTTACATCTTGGATTAAGAAACACACTGCAAAATAAAACTAACCTACTTAAATTAGAAACAGTATTCAAGCTAATAGAGTTGATATGACGAAGGATAATATGCAAGATAAAGATAATATAAAACACACTCCGTTTGGCTATGAAATAACTTGGATTGCTGAAGAATCGTATGGTGGGAAAATTTTAGTATTTGACAAATTATCAAAAACAGACTTTTGGTTTAATAATAAAACTGAAAAGTCTTGGTTTGTTAATAATGGCTCGTTTGTTTTTAGATGGATAGATACTGCAACAGGACAGGTGTTTGAAAGAGAAGCATCTGAAGGGTTTGTGTTCACTGCAAAGCCTCTTGTTCCGTGTGCAATACAATGCACTGTGCCTGGCAGTATAGCAGAAGTTAATAACGGAACCAATGACGATCATTTTATTGTTGTTAAGAAAGAAAGCTATTAATGAATTTACTAGACAGCCCTAAAGTACAAAAAGATCTACGCAACTATGAAAATGCAGTTAAAAAAATTGTTAATACTAATATAAAACAAGATTTTGAAAAGTTATTAATTGAATACAAGTTACAAATAACAACAATTAATGATCTGCATAGTTCGTCAACTCCGGGTGAGATCAAGCCTAGTTCTATTCAAGAACATGTTAGAGGGTTAGGTCAGCTACGAAATAAATTAGATAAATTAGTAGTAGACTCGCGTTAAATATTATCCATATTCTTGATCTTCATAGTTCCATACATAGCCGCATGTGATGTACATTGGTAAACGTATGTAGTATTATTAGTAATAGAATCAGCTACACGCCAGTATAACATTCCGCTTGATTTACCCTGTGCATTTGAATCAAGTGACACAGTTCCGTCTGCAGCAACGTGTGCTAAATTACTAGTTAATCCAGTTAACGTATTGTCTTGTAGTTCAAAAGGATGTCCACCAATATCATCTAGATCAAATGCAATAGTAGTACCAGTTAGTACTGTAATAGTAGGGTTATTGCCGCTGTAATGACTGTTAATTGTATATGCACTTGTACCTATGTTTCCCATTCTAAGTGTAGCAATAGCGTGTTCGTAAACATCATGCACGTCTATGCTTGCTGCTTGTATGTCTG